GACTACGAAGATGAGCCTAAAAACTTTCGCCGCAGAGCAGCCGCCTACTACTAAGGACATTACTAAATGAAAGACGAACTTACAGAGTTTATGCACTGGTGGCGAAACACTAGAGAAATAAATATAAACCCGTATGAGGACCGAGTGGTCCATGCTGGTGATACCGCTGGGGTAACGCTTTACAGAAAAGGCGAGTATCAGGTTGAGATGTTTATAGTTCAGCCCAACTCGATAATAATCCCTCACATACACCCCAATGTGGACAGCTATGAAGATTACATTGCTGGGGATATAGATTTTGTACTGGAAGGCACGCTATACAACTATATGAACGATGGCAGTGGGGACTATTCAAACATTGACAAAAACTATTTAACCGTAAACGAACCTTTAAGGGTTCATCCAAACTCTTGGCACGGCGGTATGTTTGGAAAACGCGGGGGCACTTTTATCTCTATTCAGAGATGGTTAAACGGAGTGGCTCCAAAGTTTGTCGGAGACGACTGGGTAGCTAAAGACGACACCGCCTCTTACAACGAAAGCACTGAAAAGTTAAAGGAAAGGATAAGACATGGCAACTAACATTGATAAAGCACTAAATCAAGCCCCGCTAGGATTAAACGAAGAAGATCTGATGGGCATGATGGGTGAACCAGACATTGAGATTGAGATCGAAGATCCAGAAAGTGTTTCTATTACCACAGATGGTATGGAGATTACGCTTATCCCTGAAGAGGGGGACGAGGCAGACTTCGACGCTAACCTAGCAGATTTTGTTTCTGAGGATGACTTAGTAGAGCTAGCCAGCGACATTATTTCTGAGTACGAAGAAGACGTTAACGCTCGCCGTGATTGGATGCAGACTTATGTAGACGGTCTTGAATTGCTGGGTATGCAAATTGAAGAGCGCTCGGAGCCTTGGCCCGGTGCGTGCGGGGTGTATCACCCCCTGCTGTCTGAAGCGTTGGTTAAGTTCCAAGCCGAGACAATGATGGAAACGTTTCCGGCACAAGGTCCTGTCAAGACACAGATTATTGGTCAAGAAACTCGGGACAAAGAACAAGCCTCGTTACGTGTAAAGAACGACATGAACTACGAGCTGACCGAGCGTATGGTGGAGTATCGCCCTGAGCATGAGCGCATGTTGTGGGGCTTGGGGCTGTCAGGTAATGCGTTTAAGAAAGTGTATTTTGACCCGTCGCTAGACCGTCAAGTGTCTATGTACGTCACGGCTGAAGATATTGTGGTGCCATACGGTGCGAGTAACTTAGAGACAGCCGAGCGTGTGACACACGTGATGCGTAAGACGCCTAATGAGATGCGCAAGCTCCAAGTCAGTGGTTTCTACCGAGATGTTGAGCTAGGTGACCCGACAGATACATTCGATGAGATCGAGAAAAAGATCGCCGAGAAGATGGGGTTCCGAGCAACAACAGATGACCGCTACAAGATATTGGAAGTGCACATTAACTTAGACCTGCCCGGCTATGAGGATGAGATTGATGGGGAGCCCACGGGCATAGCACTACCTTACGTGGTTACTATTGATAAGTCATCAAAGACTGTTTTGGCGGTTCGGCGCAACTGGAACCAAGACGACCGGAACAAACAAAAGCGCAACCACTTCGTACACTACCCATACGTACCGGGGTTTGGTTTCTACGCCTTTGGTTTGATCCACTTGATCGGTGCGTTTGCTAAGTCAGGCACTTCACTGATTCGCCAGTTGGTTGACGCAGGTACGCTGTCTAACTTGCCCGGTGGCTTTAAAACAAAGGGTATGCGGATCAAAGGTGATGACACCCCGATCGGTCCCGGAGAGTTCAGAGACGTAGATGTGGCTAGCGGGACAATGCGTGACAACATCATGCCACTTCCGTATAAAGAACCTAGCCAAGTGTTGTTTGCGCTGTTGGGCACAATTGTGGATGAGGGCCGTCGGTTTGCTAGCGCGGCTGATTTAAAAGTGTCTGACATGTCAGCACAGTCCCCAGTTGGTACGACGTTGGCTATCTTGGAGCGTACTCTTAAGGTAATGTCGGCAGTTCAGGCGCGTATCCACTACTCAATGAAGCAAGAGTTTCGACTGCTTAAGAAGATTATTCGAGACCATACCGACGATTCATACAGCTACGAGCCGGTAGGGGAAACCCCTAGGGCTAAGCGCTCAGATTACGACATGGTAGAAGTTATTCCTGTATCTGATCCAAATGCTGCCACGATGTCCCAAAAGGTAGTACAGTATCAAGCAGTCCTCCAGTTGGCCCAGACAGCACCTCAACTCTACGACCTACCCTACCTCCATCGTCAAATGCTGGAAGTACTAGGAATCAAGAACGCGGCTAAGCTGGTGCCAGTGGAGGACGACTACAAACCACGAGATCCTGTGTCAGAGAACATGGACTTGCTTAACAGTAAGCCTGTTAAAGCGTTTATCTACCAAGATCACGAAGCACACATCGCTGTTCACATGGCAGCGGCACAAGACCCCAAGATGCAACAGATGGTTAGTCAAAGCCCCAACGCACAGGCTATGGGCGCAGCGTTTGCCGCGCATGTACAAGAACACTTGGCGTTTGAATACCGTAAACAGATCGAAGAAGCTGCTGGTGTGCCGTATCCCGGCCCCGATGCTGAGATGGACGAAGCCACAGAACTTGAGATCTCGCGTTTAGCTGCCGCCGCCGCTAACAAAGTCTTACAGAAAAACAAGACCGAAGTGCAAGCCAAGCAAGTTGAACAGGCTCAAAACGACCCAATCGTCCAGATGCAACAGATGGAACTTCAGATCAAGCAGAAAGAAGTTGAAATTAAAGAGAAACAGTTGGCAATTACTGCCGCTGAGAAAGCTGATCGTCTTGCTATCGAGCGTGAACGTATTGCATCCCAACAACAGATTGCTGGCTTACAGACTGGGGCTAAGTTAGCCGTTAACCAAGCTGAACTTTCTGCGGCGCAACAGGAAGCGGGGGTGCGACTAGGTATGGACATCGGTAGGGAGTTAACCAAAAGCACGATTGATGCAGAGCGCGTAGAAGTTGAAAAAGCCCGTATAGCCCAACAAGCTATGCAACAACGTCCACAACCCCCAAAGGAAAGTGAATGAGCGCTGACTTATTAAGGTATCTCACAACTAAGCTCCAAGAAGAGCAAGAGATACTTTCTACAGATCTTGGCCTAGGTAGGGCTAAGGACCACGGCGAGTACAAATATACCTGCGGGGTTATCCGTGGGTTGATGATCGCTAACAACATTGTCACTGAAACAGCAGACCGTATGGAGGAATTAGATGAGTGAAATACTTATCGGTACAAACCCCGATAACCCGCAAGTAATTGGCGCGGTGGACTTGGGTGCTACCGCAGAACGAAAAGCCAAACAGTTACCAGAACCTTCTGGGTATCGCATATTATGCGCAATTCCTGAAATTGAGGACAAGTACGAAAGTGGGATTATTAAATCTGATCTAGCAATTCATCACGAGGAAATACTCACCACTGTTTTATTTGTCGTTAAGTTAGGGCCGGATTGCTATAAAGATGCAACTCGGTTTCCCAGCGGGGTTTGGTGTAAAGAGGGAGACTTTATTTTGGTCAGACCTCACGCGGGTACACGAGTCAAAATTCACGGACGGGAGTTTAGGATCATCAATGATGATTCTGTTGAGGGTATTGTTGAAGACCCCCGTGGTATTAGTAGAGCATAGGAGCGCACATGAACGCACAAAATGAACTCAAAGATGACGATTTCCAATTCGAGGTTGAAGGTGATGAACAGTCTGAAGTTGAGGCTAAATCTAAACCTAGCGTAGATATTGAGATCGAAGACGATACGCCTGAAGAGGACCGTAATCGAACCCCCCTACCTAAAGAGATTGTAGAACGGCTTGAGTTAGACGAGCTTGACCAATACTCAGACGAAGTTAAAACCAAACTAAAGCAGTTGAAAAAGGTTTGGCATGACGAGCGTCGAGAAAAGGAAAATGCTACACGTCAGCAAAACGAAGCTGTTACTTTGGCAAAACGACTTGTACAAGAAAACAACGCTCTCAAAAACACGCTTAATCAGGGTGAGCAAACGCTTGTTAATACTTATAAGCAAGCCGCTGAACTTGAGATGGAAATTGCTAAGCGAGCGTACAGAGAAGCTTATGATTCAGGCGATTCAGATAAAGTACTAGACGCCCAGCAAAAGATTTCCGATGCTACATATAAGCTACAACAGGTTAGCAACTATCGCCCAAAAGCTGTTGTAGTTGACAATAATGTAAATATTGAGCAAAATAAACCCAACGTCCCTGCCCCTGACGAGAAAACCCTATCATGGCAACGCAAAAATGCTTGGTGGGGGAAAGACTCGGAAATGACGGCGTCAGCTTTAGGCTTACATCAAAAGCTTCAGTTTGAACGCGGTGTAGGGTTTGTAGGGTCAGATGAATATTGGCAAGCGATTGACAACACAATGCGCCGCCGGTTCCCAGAATATTTTGGGACACCTGATTCAGACAACGGAACACAAAGAGCCGTTGGACGCGAGTCTAGATCATCTACAGTGGTTGCACCTGCGTCTAGAAGCACATCCCCCAAAAAGATCGTGCTGAAAAAGTCTCAGTTAGCACTT